TATGTGTGGTGAGGACGTTTCGTTCTGTCTGGATGCAATTGACGCAGGATATAAGATCTGGTGTGATCCACGGATTCGAGTTGGTCACGAGAAGACACGAGTCATTTGATTCTCAGGTGGGTTCCTTGACAGGACCCACCTTTTTCAGTATGATATGAGGGTACAAATGAGACAGGCATGACCTACCGACCAAAGAACGAGTGTGACGATTGTGGTTACACTTGGTATCCAAGAGGAAAGAATCGTTCTTTAAGATGTCCACATTGTGGAAGTCGTGATATCATTAAATATGAAACTCGATACACCACTGATTGGAGTTTCAGGTTCTTCTTGATCATTATTATTTCTTTCCTGATTGGTGTGATGGCTCATGGTAAGAATGAAACTCTGACCAATTTGGCTATCTTTAGTTTTATGGGTGGTGGGTTAGGTCTTGTAATTACACATCAAGGAGATTAATGGCAAAACTCAAAAAATCTTTGACTGGTCAGACAATGATCGACTCGACTCCGAAAAAGACTCGTCAGGGCATGGGTAAACACACGAAACTTGCTGCAACTTCTGCTAATAAGAAGAAGAAACGTTATCGTGGTCAAGGACGTTGATCGAAGGTTATAACCTGACTGTATACACTTATCTCGCTCCCAGTAAAGTCTGTGACGGGGTAGGTGTTTTTTCTTTGGTTGATATACCAAGAGATACTATTATCTTCAAACCAAAGAGGTGTATTCAGATTACTGATGTGTCTCCTGAGATACAGACCTATCTGAAGAAGATGACTTACTATGATGATAATGGTTATTGGATTGATGATGATCTACAACGATTGGGTCAACAGTATTACATCAATCATTCACATCATCCAAATGTGGCTTACGAACGTAGTACAGGACAACTGTATGCGATTCGTGATATAATTAAGGACGAAGAACTCACTGATTATTATTTTCCAGGAGAAAGGGATTGGCTTACTTAAATCACAGTTTACCTGATTGGTCTTGTTACATTCGTAATGAGTTCCTGTACAACCATAAGAAGGGACATGGAGAAGTCACTAAGGCTGATGTCCATAGTGTCGCGAGTATGGAGAAACGTGTCCCTTTGTTTGAGGCGTTTCTGGAGAATGGTGTCAATTGGACACGGAGACCCTTACATGCCTTCTGTTGGGATCCAGAGGCGAAGATAGAACCCTTAGAGGACATCATGTACTGGGATTGCTTTAGTCCTTATATTGATGTACAGAGACGACATCGACTTGCTGGTCTTCAGGCACAATTGATTCGACCTGATGGTAAGAAAGTATTGGGTGATTATATGTTCACGATGGATTGGTCCTGGGAGAATAAAGGTGTACCAGACCTGAACTATTCAGAAACTCCTGAACATAAGTGTGCACACCTGTTTAAGGTTGAAACTGGTAATTATTACGCCTATCCTAACAATCGGATCATTTGGTATGATAATGCATGGACATTCAAACGTATTGATAAGAACCCTGGTTTTGAGATTGATACCACTGTCTATAGTGTAGAGAATAAGAGAAAGATGGAAACATCTGATCACTACATGTATGAGGTGACTGATTTAGAAGAACCACAAGATGATTTTGATGGTTTAGGTGATACTTGGAAATCACAAGAGTTTAGATACGCTGATCCGCAATAAATAATCAAAAAGTGTTATGGAAGATAAGAACTTTTTGAGAGAGATCAATCACGATCAAAAAACACCAAAGAATCAGAAGAAAGTCCGTCAAGATGGTTTCTATGAAGCGTCTGAAGCGGACTGGAAAGACTTCTGGGAGAATGAAGATAAAGCTGAAATTTTAACTGAGTAATTTGTCGGGATACCCCTATAAATAACCCTAGATTGTTGTAACATAGTTAAGTGCCAGTCCAAAGGGTAAGTAAAGGGTTCAAGGACGTTAGTGCAACGTTCAAGATCAACCCTATGAATTTCGACCTGATCTCAATATCAAATGAGACTGCGATTGCACGTGCAATTCGTAATCTTATCTCTACGATACCTGGCGAAAAACCATTTGAACCTAATATCGGTTCTAGGGTCACTGCTCTGTTATTTGAGAACCTTGACGTTCTAACTGCTAGTACAATTCAAAGTGAGATTGAATCTACAATCATCAACTATGAACCTAGAGTAGAATTAGTACAGGTTAGAGTAACACCTGATTATGATAATAATGCATTTGATTGTTACATCAAATATAATATTGTTGGAATCGATGTTCCGCAACAACAATTATCATTTGTATTACAACCGACTAGGTAAATGCCTCTAGTTAATTTCGCAAACTTAGATTTTGATCAGATCAAGGAATCCATCAAGGATTACCTTCGTACAAACTCGAACTTCACTGACTATGATTTTGAGGGATCGAATCTAAGCACAATTATCGATACGTTAGCATATAATACGTACATTACCTCATACAATGCCAATATGGTATCTAATGAGGTATTCATTGATAGCGCCACTCTCAGGGAGAATGTGGTGTCTCTCGCGAGGAATATTGGATATGTACCAAGATCTAGAAAGAGCTCTGTAGCAAATGTATCTTTCGTTGTAAATGCATCTGGTACAACAGCAGTTGCACTGACACTTAAAGCTGGTGCTGTATTGACTTCAAGATCAACACAGTCTGATAGAAATAGAAATTATATCTTCTCAATTCCAAATGATGTTACCGTTCCTGTAGGTTCGGACGGTTTTGCACGTTTTACCATTGATGTATACGAAGGAACATTCATAACTCAGACGTTTACTGTCGATACTGGTAACCCACAACAGAAATTTACCCTTCCAAACTCTGGTATTGACAGTGACACCTTGTCAGTAATCGTTAAAGATACTGAACTTTCGACAGTTTCAAGAAAATTTGAACTTTTTGACAGTCTTTTTGACGTTACTAAGGATACGAGGTGTTACTTTATCCATGAAATTAATCAGGAGAGGTATGAATTACTGTTCGGAGATGGAATTTTTGGCGTCAAACTTGATAATAATAACTTTGTTCAGGCAACATACATTGTTTCCAACGGTTCAGCCGCCAACAATATCAATAATTTCACTTATATCGGCAATATCGTAGACAATAACGGTTCAAGTGTAAGTCAAGGAGTCTCGATTGTCTCCACAAACGTCCCTTCTTACGGTGGAAAGGAGATCGAAAGTGTCGAATCGATCAAAAAATACGCTCCGCAGATCTATGCATCGCAAAATAGAGCAGTTACAGCAGCAGATTATGAGGCCTTAGTTCCTCAAATCTACCCAGAAGCCGAATCTGTGTCTGCTTTTGGTGGTGAAGACTTGAATCCACCTGAATTTGGTAAGGTTTTCATCAGTATTAAGCCCTATAACGGTGTATTTTTGTCAACTGCCATCAAACAAAACCTCCAACAACATATTAAAAAGTACACTGTTGCAGGAATTAGACCCGAAATCATCGATCTTAAGTATCTTTACGTCGAAGCAGACGTTGAAGCGTACTATAATCCAAATAAAGCACCATCTGGATCGTTTGTTCAGAATTTGGTGACTCAAAATATTGCAAAATATGCAGATTCTTCAGAATTAAACCAATTTGGTGCTCGATTTAAGTATTCAAAATTCCAAAAAGTCGTAGATAGTAGTAATGAATCGATGACATCGAACATTACGACCATCAAAATGAGAAGAGACATGCAAGCGAGGCTGAATACCTTTGCTGAATACGAACTTTGCTTCGGAAATCGCTTCCATGTCAAGAATCATGGTCATAGTCCAGTCTATGATGGTACTTTACTCGGTTATAATATCAGATCAACTGGATTTACAGTAAGTGGAATTAGTGGAACTGTATATCTTGGTGATAGACCCACTGGAAACCTTCAACAAGGAACAGTTTTCCTTTTCAAACTTAATTCTCCAACCGAACCAATTATCGTTAAACAGAATGTTGGTACGATTGATTACATGAAGGGAGAAATAAGATTGAATCCCATCAATATTATTAGTACACAGGTAAATAAGAACTCTCCTATTGTCGAAGTATCTGCAAATCCTTTCTCAAATGACGTAATTGGTCTCCAAGATCTCTTCTTACAATTGGATGTAAATAATACAACAGTGAGTGCTGTATCTGACAACATTTCTTCTGGAAATGATGTTTCTGGTACGAATTATATTGTATCTTCAAGTTACAGTGTGAATACATTGGTAAGAGGAAATCCAATTGTCACCATTGATGTGGATTCAGAGACTGCGGCCGCAACTTCTGCGTCACAAACGGTAACACCTTCAACAACATCTTCTAACACCTTCGGTAGATCCTACTAATTAATAAAAAATGGCAGTAGATAGAGTAAAATTCCAGGAAATTGTCACCAGCCAACTTCCAAGATATGTTAGAGAAGATTTTCCTCTTCTTTCGGATTTTTTAGAGCAATATTATATTTCCCAAGAGTCTCAAAGTGGACCTGCTGACATTATTCAAAATATTGATCAATATGTTAAGGTAGAAGAGTTATTTGATATTGTAGATAATACGACTTTATCGTCGAATCTCAGTCTGACGGCGAAAACCATCCCTGTATCGTCAACTATTGGTTTTCCTGAAAATAACGGTATCGTTCAAATTGACAATGAGGTCATATTTTACTCTGGTGTCACTCCAACCTCATTAACTGGTTGTAAAAGGGGATTTAGTGGTATCACAACCTATATCACTACAGGAAATCCTGATGAATTGACTTTTAGTCAAACTGATTCCGAAACACATAGTTCAGGTGCAGAGGTAAAGAACCTTAATGTGCTGTTTTTGAAGGAATTCTTCAAAAAACTCAAAAAACAGGTCACACCAGGCTATGACGATAGAAATTTTTACGGAGATTTAAATAAAAAGAATTTTATCTACAATGCGAAGAGTTTTTACTCTTCAAAAGGTACAGATCAGTCATTTGAAATTTTATTCAGAGCATTATATGGTGAAGATGTCGAGATTCTGAAACCATCCGAGTTTCTTTTTACTCCATCTAATGCAAACTATAAAGTTACTAAGGATTATGTTGTTGAAGAACTTCAAGGCGATCCCTTAGACTTAAAAAATCTCACTATCTTCCAAAAGAGGACAGGGGCAAGGGGTGCAGTCACAAATGTACAAAGAATTCCCTATGCAGACTATCAATTCTATCAAATCAGTATTGATCAGGGTTTTGATTACACCAGTGACACTGCTTCAATCTATGGTGAATTTAAACCAAACCCATTGACGAAAATTCTTGAGAGTGTCAGTGTTGGTGCATCAATTATCAGTGTTGACTCTACCATAGATTTCCCTGAATACGGAAATTTGGCTATCAATGACGTTGATGGTCAAGAAATGTCCATCGGATATTCTGGAAAGACATCAAACCAGTTTTTCAATTGTGATGGGATCGTTAAAGATATTGATAAGACTGAAGATGTCAAACTTGATGACTATTCTTATGCATATGTTGGAATTAATACTGATACTGAGATTCAGGTACGTTTTACTTCAACTCTGAAGGATTTTGTTCAAAACGAAAAGACCAATTACTTCAGACCTCTTGATACTATTCAGATAAAATCTCTTGGTTATGAGGCTACAACCAAAAAGAATAATAATTGGTTTCTCAACATCAAACCAAAGTATAGAGTTGGTGATACTACGGTTATTGATCCTCTTGCGTTTATATATCAGTTTAAATTTCTAGAAACTCACTTCTTTAGTGAAGGATACGAGTTAAGGTATGAAAATCCCGATCAAAACATATCCTTGCTGGGAACAGTTGTTAGGGTTATTTCAAAAGATACGGTCAATGTAAGATTTTCTTCTCAAATTCCTCTCACAGGCGAATTTTATGTAGAAAATCAACTTTTGAAGGGATCTTCAACAAGATATCCATATATCGAAGAATTTGTTGCAAACGTTCAGAATACGTATGCCAAGTTTGATGGTGAGGTGATGGTTTCATCGAACTCAATTCCGAAATTCGATGATATTTTAACCAATACCTACAATTGTAGTGTAACCTTCTCAACGACACTTCAAAGCACACAAATCCTTACTCTTCCAACTAACCCAACGACTTTACCTGATCATGGTTTCCATACAGGTGACTCTGTTTATTTTCAGTCAGCTGGTAGGGGTTTTGAAGGTGTATCATCAGGATCTTATTTCGTAAGAAGAATCAATGAGAGTCAGATTAGTCTCTCAAGAAGTAAGGCAGATTTATTCAAAGGGACATATCTAACTTTCAATGGTAATGTTGTTAATGCCTCTCTAACATTACTTGAATTCTATAAGAAAAATATCAAACCCCAGGGTATTTACAGAGAAATACTTGAACCTACTAATAATAGAATTGACAATCAATTTACAAAATCTGGTACTACTGGTATTTGGAATAATGGTGTTGAACTGTTAAATTATAAATCCACAAATAGTGTATACTATGGTGACATTATTAGTTTTAATGTCACGAGAGGTGGAGAAAATTATGACATCATCAATCCTCCTATTGTCAAAATATCTGATGAAACTGGTGTTGGTGCTACAGCTATCGCTAACGTAATTGGAAGTCTAGAAAGACTTGACGTTATTGACACTGGTTTGGGTTATTATGAGCCACCGACTATTACAATTAAGGGTGGTAATGGTGTAGGTGCAGCAGCAAAACCAAGAATGGTCTCAATTGTACATGAGAATCCATTTAATGCAAATTCAAATGATGTAAATCTTGCAACTGACACATTTACCTTTAAAACAGATCACAAATTACTCGATGGTGAAAGTGTCATCTATCAACCAAGAGGTACAAAAGGTATTGCTGGTCTTACAACCGATTCTGAATATTTTGTATTTGTTACTGGTCAAAAAACCCTTAAACTTCATAGAACAAAACCTGAAGCTGTTGCAGGTATTAATACCATAAATTTAACTCAATTTGGTGATGGTGTTCAGTACATCACTGCATCTAAACTGAAATCCGTTGTCTCCAGTGTCGTAATCACTAATCCTGGAACAGGTTATGAAAATAAGAAGAGAACAATTCCATCTGTTGGTGTCAATACCGTTTCAAACAGAGTTGAGATTGTAAACCATGGTTATAAAGATAGAGAAATTGTAAGATACACAAGGGATGATTCTTTACCAAGAGTTGAAGGACTATCTGAAAATAAAGATTATTATGTTTTGAAAATTAATGATGATGAATTTGCTCTGACTGAAGTTGGAACTGGTACTAAAAATAACTCATATTTTTTTGACAGAAGAATAACAGTCGATTTTATCAATGCTGGTAGGGGATCCTTCAACTATCCACCTATTACCGTTGAAGTAGAAGGTGCAGCAGCATCATTCGATAAAACTTTTGTTGAGGATTTCCAAGAACTATACGTAATTGAATCTCCGATTACTGAAAATATTATTACACCACCTGCAGTTCTTGCCTGGACAGACACGGAAGCAGAGATTCATAATCCATATTATGTTCTCGTCAGTGAAGATGCAAACTGGCTTATTAGTGATGATCCATTTATTGGCAATATTCTTCTGTATGAGGCAAAATTACAACCTGTGTTTAGAGGTTCCATTCAAACCATCGATACGGTAAATGGTGGTGTTGGATATGGTGCATCGACAATTATCGATTTCAATAGACAACCAGAAGTTACCTTTGAATCAGGACAAAGTGCCATATTGACCCCCATTATCAATAATGGACAGATTTCAGAAGTTGTTATTAATTCACCTGGAAGTGGATACAACTCCCCACCAGATTTAATTGTCAGGAGTTTAGATGACAAAGGTGATTATGCTATTCTTGTTCCAATCATCAAGGATGGTAAAATTGATAGTGTCGTCGTCCAAAAAGGTGGAGTAGGGTATACTGTAGGTAAGACTTCTATTGATGTTATTGCTGCGGGTCAAGGTGCAAGAGTTCAAACAAATGTAAGAGGTTGGAACGTTAATCTGTTCGAAAAGAGCTTTAACAATATCTTAGATGATGATTGTGTATTGACGGAGAATATCGCCAACACATCTTTACAATTTGCATCCTTCTTTGCACAGAGACCTCTCAGAGCAGCTTCTAATTCAATCAATGGATTTGAAGAAGATAATCTCAAGTATGGTCTTTTTGACTTACAACTGACCACAGGTGGTGAGGAAACATCCAGTGGATTCCACTCTCCTATTCTTGGATGGGCATACGATGGAAATCCAATTTATGGTCCATATGCATACGAAAATATCAACGGATCTGGTAACATTCGTAGAATGCAAAGTGGATATAAGTTAAAGAATACCCCTGTCAACAGACCATCATACACTGCATTCCGTAATGGATTCTTTGTTGATGACTACGAGTTTGCTGGAGATGGTGACCTTGATGAATACAATGGTAGATTCTGTGTCACACCCGATTATCCAAATGGTGTGTATGCTTATTTCTGTACCATTAGTAATGATATTGAGTCTTCGGGTCCTTTCAATAATTATAGACTTCCACAGTTCCCATACGTTATTGGTGAAAAGTTCAAGTCTTTACCGAATGCATTCAACTTCAGGGCATCTTCTAATCAAACCGAATATGACATTACCAAAAACAATTGGTTGAGAAACACCAGATTCTATTTTACTAACGGTGGAAATAATGGATATGATTACATCTTCAATTCAGATCTGATAAGAAATTCATCTGTCGATATTACTGCAACTTCCTTGGGTGGTATTGATAAAGTTGAAATTAAAGATCCAGGAGAAAACTATAAAGTAAATGATAGAGTTATTTTTGACTCATCTCAAACTGATGGAAGAGGGGTCAACTGGAGAGTTGCTCAACTTAAAGGTAAGACTGTCAATCAAGTAAGTCTGGCAACAACTATATTCGAAGACAGTGAAATTGTTGGAGGTATCTCTAGAAATGAATTTGTTGGATTTACTTCAGTCCCTCATAATTTATTACCAAATGATGTTGTCTATATTGATGGCCTGTCTGAATTCTATAGGGGTATTGCTGGACCATATAGAATTGGTGTATCAAGTGAAAGATGGTATACGTCCGTTGGTATCAGGACTGGTACAGCCACGGGTATTGTAACATTTATCTATCTTAATGGTTTTATCGATTTGATCTCCGTAAGACCAAACGACATTTTAAGAATTAATCGTGAACAATTCAAGGTATTGAACCTTGATGCACTTTCTGGAAGAATAAGAGTTGAGAGAGGATATAACGGTTCACCACAAACTGTTCATCCAGCTGGTACTCTCGTAAGAGACGATCCCAGAAAAGTAAGATTTACTACTATTGGCATTAGTACAAACAAACCTTCAAACTTAAACAAGACTCATTACTTCATGCCTAATGAGTCTGTGGGTCTTGGTTCTGTAACTACAGGCACTGCAACAACAATTACATTCTCAAACCCTGGTGTCGGATTAACACAAGTAAGACTTCAACAACAGCAGTTCTTCTATCCAGATCACGGGTTTGAACTCAATACTCCACTTAAGTATTACAAAGGTGATGGCACTTCTTTGGCAGTTTGGAGTGGTATTCAATCCTCTTCAATATTCAATCTTGATGAGACAAGAGATCTGTTTGCGGTTCCAATTTCCAAAGATATTATTGGTCTGGCATCGGATAGAGTTGCATTAAGTACAGTAACTGATCAATACGTAGGTGTTGATAGTTCAAAGGGTGGTTTATTATATTTTACCAACTCCACAAATCTTGGACAGACACACAGTCTTGTAACTGTTCTTCCATCAGTTCTTACGGGTAGAATCTCCCAAAACATAGTGACAGTTTCCACTGGCGAAACTCATGGAATGTTGAGAGGGGATAGGATACAAGTTGATGTAAATCCAACTGCTACGAAAACTATCAAAGTAATTTACGACGATTTTAATAGAAGAATCGTATTTGATAGAGATACCATTGAACCATCAGGTATCAACACAGTTAGTAATATGCTCACTGTCCCACCAAATAAGTATAGAACTGGCGATAAAGTCATCTATACTTCTGGTGATCCATCAGAGGGTCTGACAGCAAATGGAATGTATTATGTTTACGTCTACAAGAATGACGAAATCAAACTTACAGAAGAAGTTTACCAATTGTTCTCAGAAAACCCAACCTTTGTTAATGTTGGATCTGCAACAACTGGTAGTATTGCAAGAATAAATCCAAGAATTGAAGTTTATAGAAATGAGAATTTAAAGTTTGATTTATCTGACCCATCGTTGTCGTTTGTTGATAAGGGAATTACTTATTCTGCATATGAGATGTTTATTTACAGTGATTCTCAGAAGATTAATAAATTCTACACAACAAAAACAGATTCATCATTTGAAGTTACAACTTCAGGAAAAATTGGTATTGATAGCACAGCAAATCTTACTTTAAGAGTAAGTAACGAACTTCCTCAGAACCTGTATTATGGTTTTGAACCAGACAACCTCGATATTATACCACCAGTCAAATTAAGAATATTTGAAGATGACCGAGTATTCAAACATAATACTATTGGAGTAGTTCCCAATAAATTTGATGGTATTTACAATATTATAGGGATAACGTCAGATACTTTTGATTACGATATTCCATATAATAGTGATACCATAGTATCTTATGGTTCAACTAATTCTACAATCACTTATAACACCAATTCATTAACTGCAGTTGGTCCTATCGACAGGCTTAATGCAGTCAATGAAGGAACGGGATATAAAACTCTTCCAGGGTTTACATCTGTCAGAAGTGCAAAAGGAACTGGTGCATTATTAGAACCAAAGAGTACAACAATCGGTTCGGTTCTTAAACAGAAGATGAACTACATTGGGTTTGGTTTCCCGTCAGACAATACTCTGAACATTGTTGCAAATCTTCCACAGGTTCTTAGAGTCGATCCACTTGGTTCATTCGAACAGATTGGTATTTCTTCAGGTGGTGTAAATTATAGTCAACCACCACAATTAGTAGTTCTTGATGGTTTGACAGGATTACAAATTTCTGACCTTGATCTGAGATTTGATCCTAATGAGAATTTTGTCAATATTGTCCAGAATACACAATCCCTGAATGATGTTGAACCAGATATTATTCCTATTCAAAACACTAATGGTTTCAGTATTAGTTCAATTACGTACAATAATACTTCAAAAATTGTACGTTTGACCTTCTCTCACCAATTCAGTGATCCTGAAGATTGGCCATTCAAGGTTGGTGAGGAATTCCTTGTAGAAAACGTTGCGATTGGTTTTGGAACCATAGGTAAGGGTTACAACTCTGAGGATTATGGATACAAACTCTTCAAGGTGACTTCATTAGATAGTCAGCTCGGAGGAAGTGGTGCATTTATTGAATATAGTCTTTCAGACGTTCTTGGTACAGGTGAAGTTCCTGGAGCAGTTGTCAGTTCAATCTCTGGTACTGTAACTCCTAAGGTATACTTCCAAATTGTTGATCCTGTGATCAGAACTTCACCTCTGTTGGCTGGAGAAAAGGTTACAAATGAAGGAAGATCTGGTGTTGTTGAAAGATTTGATGAGGTAAGTAGATATCTCTTCGTTTCTGCCGAAGACGATTTTGTAGTTGGTACAGATGTGGTATCTGAAACATCTGGTGTAAGGGCAACAATTTTAGATAGAACTGTTTTTGATTCAACGATCAAACTTGGTGTTGGTGCAACGTTTATTGATGGTTGGCAGACAAACTCTGGTTTCTTGAATGAAAACCTTCAAGTCATTCCTAATAATGAATACTATCAAAACTTCTCATACTCTCTCAAATCGAGAGTTGCTTTAGACACATGGGATGATGCAGTAAGTTCTCTGAACCACACCGCAGGTTTTGAAAAATTTGCTGACTTGGTAATTGATAATAATGCACCTGGTATTGTAACAGCAGCAGATATTGAGATTTCTACTGTTGTCGATCTTATTGGTGAGGGAATGCTCAACTGTTTCCCTGACTTTGATGGCGCAACTGAAAGGACATTGGATATTTCGAATGGAAGAACGATCTCCAACGAAATTGTATTTGAAAATAAAGTTCTTGTTGATTACTTCGAATCAAGAGGTAATAGAGTTCTTCGAATTGATGACTTTAGTGGTGAGTTTGATAGTGATCCAAGAGACACACCTTATTCAATCATCAGTTTCTTTGATAACAAGTATGCATGGAATAAGTTCTTTACTCTTATTCAAGATACTGAAATTAGAAATAGAAAACAGTTTGGTATTGTCACTCTTCTCCAGAATGGTTCAGTCGGTTTCTTAAATCAATACGGTACGGTCGATACAGGTAAAGCACTTGGTTCATTTGAACATGTCAGTATTGGTACAAGTCAGTTTGGTCTCGCTTGGTATCCAAATCTGTTTGAATACAACAACTATGAAGTATCTTACTTCAACTTTGCTGGTGTAGAAAATCTGACTGGAATTGGATCGACTGCAATCGGTAGTATGGTTTCAATTGCATCATCTTCTGTTGCTGTTGGTGTTGGTACTACAACCACATTGTTAGAACTTCCAACTGCGACTAGATCTGCAAAAGTTCACATTCAGATGGAAGATGGTAATGACAACTACTTCTATAATGAACTGAACGTCCTTTATGATGATGTAAATGTACAACTCCTTCAATATGGTGATATTGATACCACTACAGATCCATCTTCAGGATTTGGAACTTACACTGCTAACATAAGTGGTAGTAACATTGAGATTGACATTCATCCTACCGTAGGAACTGCTGTAACGGCGAATATCCTGTCAGTCGAAGTACATGGTACAAACACTGGTGTTGACACCACTGGAATGATCGTGACTAACCTCTCATCATACCATACAAGTATCTCTTCATCTGGTACACCTACTGCAAACGAGATTGCTTCATTTAACAATCCGTTTGCTGCAGAGTACTTCATGGTAACTGTCCATGATACTACGAATGAAGAGTATGAGATGTTTGAGTGTCATGTCTTGGACTCCAGTAGTAATCAAAATATTACTAAGTACGGTAGAATTGACACTATCTCTGGTGTAGGACTTGGTACGGTTGGCATGACCAAGACTGGAAGTTCGATTCGTTTGAACTTTACTCCAAATGCAAACATCGCTGTTGAGGTGAAGGTATTTGGTATTGGTCTGAAGAACTTTGACAATATTACTGGTATCACTTCAATCAGTGATCTTCAAAATAACATTCTCTTCTCTAACCACGGTACTTACACAGGTACCAAGTTCGACACAAGAAGAGCATTTAATCTGAAGCACAATGATCTTCCAATCTTCCAGAGAGCATTCCTTGGAAATGATTCAAGTATTGTAGATCTTACAAATAATTTGATCACCGTTCCTGATCACTACTTTGTCACTGGTGAAAAACTCATTTACAGCTATGAGAATTCATTATATGAGTCTACTAATGCAATCGGAATTGTCACACAATCAATTGCGGGTGTTTCTACTGACAAACTTCCAACAGAAGTCTATGCAGTTAAAGTAAGTGACACTCAGGTTGGTCTTGCAACAAATGCAGCTGCTGCACTTAAAGCTACTCCTGACACTATTGACCTTTTGACTCTTGGTATTGGAACATTCCACAAGTTGACATCAACCAACCAAAATGCAAGAGCATTGTTGGCTATTGATAATATGATTCAGGCTCCAGTCACTGAGGTTGTAGTATCAACAACTCTGAATGAAGAAGTTATATTTGATGTTGACTTTGAAGTCACTGGAATCACATCATTCAAAGCAAATGATCTGATTAAGATTGATGATGAAATCATGTTGATTCAGAACGTTGGTGTGACCACAGCAAATAGTTTCAAGGTTCTGAGAGCACAGATGGGTACTGGTGTTGGTACTCATGCAAACGGTACTACGGTTCAGAAACTTGGTGGTAATTATAACATCATCGACAGCACCATTCACTTTGCATCTGCACCTTTCGGTAATATTCCAATCGGAACAGATACTGCAGGTCCTGATAATGTTGATTGGTCAGGTATCACCACTCATTCTACATTCCAAGGTAGAACATTCATGAGAAGTGGTATTGAAGATGAAACCACAAGTACTTACAGCACTAACTTCACTTTTGATAATATTCAAAAGGATTTCAATGGTCAGAAGAAGGTATTCTCACTTGTTCAGAATGGAAGTAATGTGACTGGATTTGCAACTAACCAAGCAATCGTCCTGAACTCCAATATTCTTCAAGAACCACAGGGTGCTCAGGCAACCACTGGTGACTTTACTCTTACTGAAATTGCAGGTGTCACTAGTATCAGATATCTTGGTGAAAGTAGTTCTTCGGAAGATGATCCTAACAGAGCAACTCTTCCAAGAGGTGGTACGATTATCTCGGTTGCATCAACACCAGGTTTTGGTTTCCAACCTCTGATCTCTGCTGGTGCTTCATGTTTCGTCTCTGGTGGTGGTACAATCACTTCAATCGAAATTGGTAACCCTGGATCTGGATACAGAGTTGGTGTTCAGACAGTTCAGGTTGGTATCATTACAACCAACGTTGGTTTTGCAACCGTCGTTAACATCGGTACTGCAACCGTTCAAAATGGTGAAGTTGTTGCAATCACGACATCGTTCTTCGGATCAAATCTTGATCAGAATAATCCACCACAGGTTGTAATTGATGCACCTCTTCCATATCAAGGTATTCCACTTGTATATGCAGATGGATCAACTGGTATAGGTACAGGTGCCAGGGTTGATGTCAAGGTTGGTCAAGGTTCAAGTGTAATCAATTTTGAAATTGTAAGTGGTGGTCTTGCTTATGGTGAGAGTGAAGAACTCAGACTCGCCATTGGTGGCACGACAGGTATCCAAACAACCTCAAGTGCATCATTCGAACACTTCAAACTTACTGTAACGGATGTTTATCGTGATACCTTCAACGGATTCACAATTGGTGAACTCGATGTATTTGATAGGCTTGACCCTCTGTTTGATGGTGTCAGAAAGACATTCCCGCTTGAAATCGCAGGAAACTTATTTGCAATCGAAACCGCAGTCGGTTCAAACATCAATATTGCACAGTGTTTAATTGTCACCATTAATGACATTCTTCAGGTTCCTAATGCAGCATATAAGTTTAATGGTGGTAGTATCATTGAATTTACAGAACCACCTAAGGAAGGTGATGTTTCTAAAGTTATCTTCTATAAAGGTACTCCAGGTGTTGACGTTGTTCTGGTTGATGTTCTTGAAACCGTCAAGATTGGTGATACTTTACAACTGAAGAACGACTCTGGAAAGGGTCAAACAATAGGATTACTCCAGGAAGAAAGAATTGTCACAGGTATCACAACCTTGGATACTGTCACAACTTTTGCTTATGATGGTCCTGGTATTACGACAAATCAGTCTCTGGTAAGACCATTAACATGGTGTAAGCAGATTGACGATATTGTTATTAATGGTTCCTTTGTAACGAAGGATAGAGTTGATTATGAACCATCGATCTATCCTTATGGATATATCACTCAATATATTGGTGTGAATACTACTGACGCATATGTTGATAGTATTAGACCATTCTTCAATTCAACAAATGAAACTGCACTTCTTGATTATAACGATAGAGTGACGATCATCGACCAGTCTCCTATCGTTGGTGCAGTCGCAACGGTCTCAATCAGTACAACTGGAACGGTTTCTGGATTTACTATCAGTAATGTTGGTTCTGGCTATTCTGGATCAGCTGTTGTCTCTATCTCACAACCATTTGATATTGTGGGTGGTACAAGAGCAACTGCAACGGCTAACATTTCTGGTGGTGGTGTGACATCGTTCACAATCACAAATGCTGGTGCTGGTTATTCTGCTGCTAATCCCCCTCAAGTTCTCGTTGAGGTTCCTGAGGCAAGAAGAGAAGAAGTTGGTGTCAATTCGTATTTCGGTGATCAAGGTATTATCGTTGGTTATGCTCAATCCGCTGGTGCTTTGGGAATCCTTGAACTGTATATTCCATATGATTCGTTCATGAGAGATACTACCATTGTAGGAACAGCTCTTACAGTCAGTACACTCAGAACTGGTGATTTGTTTGTTGTCAATCTTTCCAACTTCGGAGTATCTACAAATACTAGTGATGGCATCTATCGTGCACATAATGTTTATGACCATACGGTTGATTTGACATCTGTTGGTATCGGAACAACCGTAGTCAAGAGAGTTGAAATTGAAAATGTTGGATTGGGTACAACTGCAGTTGGATCATTTACAAGAGGTAAGGATCTGGGTGAATACACCTGGGGTAGAGTTCAATTCAAGAATAGAGTTGCTAGTAAAGCTCTCACATTTACACCAAATGGATATGCTGGATTGACCACATCTCCAATCATACAGAGGACCAGACCTCTGAAGTTCAACAACTATCTAGTTTAAAATAAATAAAACATAGAAAAGGATCCTACAGTAGATGGCATACCAAGGTATTAATACTGGCACAACGCCAAATGATGGTACTGGTGACTCTCTAGTTGCTGGTGGTATAAAAATCAACAGTAACTTCACTGAGATTTATAGTCTCCTTGGTAATGGTTCTACCTTGGTAAGTGGAATTGTATCTTCGATAATTGCAGGAACAAATATTACGGTTGATTCTTCAACTGGCGATGTAACAGTATCTGCACCAACCCCAGTCTCTATTGCAACCACTGACGTTGATATTTCGAGAAACCTCAAGGCTGCTGGGATCACGACCTTAGGAGTTACCACCACAACTTCACTTCTGACTTCTGGTATCACAACTCTTGCAAGTCAAGGTGGTGTGACTACAACTGGTGGTGATTTATATGTTGGTGGAGATTTGTATGTACAAGATGATGTTGTCTATGATGAAGTAACTGGTAGAAATCTCACTATTACTGGTGTTGGTATAATTACTCATGTGTCTGCCACTACAATAAGTGCTAGTGGTATCGGAACTGTTCGCGAATTGTACTTAGATGATGTTATAGTATTAACAAATGGAAGACAGCTTAAGAATATTACTTCGCTTGACGCAATTACAACAAATACGATTGAAACTACCATTGCAAATTCACCAAATAATTTTAGTGATTTAAATGTAACAGGTGTCACGACGACAGATACACTCAGAGTAGTGGGACTTGCTACAGTCGGTAGTTTCCAAAGTTATGGAGAATCATCATTTGATACTCATGTCACCATTGGTGGTTCTGTTTACGTTGGTTCTGGTTTAAGTGTAACTGGTATTTGCACTGCTCAATCTTATCTTGGTGATGGTTCAAATCTTTCTGGTGTTGTAACAACTCTGACTGGTGCTGATGGTTCTGGTCTGACTGGTATTACTACATTAATTTCTGCTGGTAGTAACATCACAGTCACAACAAGTGCTGGTATTACAACCATCTCATCAACAGGTGGTGTCGGTGTAGGTACTACAAACGTTAGTACAAATTCGTTGGTTGTCTCTGGGGTATCAACGTTAGGTGTGGTAACTGGAGCCACATATTATGGTGATGGATCAAACCTGACAGGTATTTCTGTTGGTGTCGGAACTACAGCAAATGTCAGTACAAATACTTTGGTCGTCTCTGGAGTTTCTACCGTAGGTGTAGTCACTGGAGCTACATATTATGGTAATGCATCTTATATCACACATTCCAAGTGGGACCTTGGTGCAGATGGATCCACACACTATCTCTTTACGGGCCCAGCTGGATTAAGTTCTACAGCAGATCCAGTCATCTACTTGGCAAGAGGACAGAATTACGAATTTGTCAATAATATGGGTGCTCATCCATTTGAAATTCGTTCTTCAAATGGCGGATCTGCATTCTCAACAGGTGTTACAAATAATGCAGTGTCTAACGGAACTCTGAGATTTGAAGTTCCATTTAGTGCACCAAACTCATTGTACTATCAATGTACATCTCATGCTGGTATGGGTGGAACGATTGTCATCTATCCAAACCTGTTTACGGTCTAAATTAACGTCTAAATAAGAAAAAAGTCCTCTAACAAATGGCTGCGATAATTACTGATCAACTGCGTATTTTGAATGCGAAGAATTTTGTAGATTCTGTACAAGATTCTTCTAATTCCTATTATGCTTGGATTGGTCTTCCAGATGCTCCTGAGTTTCAGAGTGATTGGAATACTACTCCTCCTGCACCAAAGGATAGTTTGGATGACTCCAATTATTATTGGGACACCATGTTGGCTCTTAAAAAGATCAATGGTGGTGATGTAAGTCAGGTTGTAAGAAAGATTTCTTGGCAGTCAGGTACCACATATGATATGTGGAGAAATGATATTGATAGGGATAACCCGTCTCAACCATCTGGAGCATTTGATATCTATGACTCCAACTTCTATGTAATGAATAGTGAGTTCAAGGTTTATATTTGTCTATTCAATAACGCAAATCCAGAGAATAGCTTTAGAGGTGGTCCTTCTCTTGATGAGCCTAACTTTACTGACTTAGAACCAAGAGAAGCTGGAAGTAGTGGTGATGGTTATATTTGGAAATATCTTTATACTATCAAACCAAATCAAATTATTAAGTTTGATTCGACAAATTATATTCCTGTTCCAACTGATTGGGACACAAATGCATCGTATCAATCAGTCAGAGAAAATGCAGGAACAAGTGGTCAGTTAAAAATTGTCACGATTAGAAATCGTGGTGTTGGTATAGGAACAGCAAACGTAACCTATACGAGAGTTCCTATTCTTGGTGATGGTAGAGGTGGTGAAGCAACTGTTGTTATCAATAATGACTCTAAGGTAGAATCTGTCACTGTCTCAAAGGGTGGTGAAGGATATTCATTCGGTACACTTGATCTCGAAAGAGGTGGTGTTCCTACAGGAACAATTGCTCCAGTATTTGATATAATCATTCCTCCTAATGGTGGTCATGGTGCTGACGTTTATCGTGAGTTAGGTGCATATAATGTTCTCTCTTATGCAAGATTTGAAAATGACACTCAAAACCCAGACTTTATCACTGGTAACCAGTTTGCACAAGTTGGTATTGTCAAGAATCCAAAGGCATATAATTCTACAACCAATTTGACACTTGATAAAGCAAGTGCAGTATATGCATTGAAATTAGTTGGTACTGGATACAGTGAAGCAAAATTCACAGCAGATACTTTTGTTACCCAAACTGTTGGTCTTGGTTCAACTGCTGTTGGTAGAGTTGTTTCATACGATCAACAAACTGGTATTTTAAAGTATTGGCAGGACAGAAGAACTGCTGGTTTCAATACTGATGGAACAAAACTTACTACACCTCAGTATGGATTCGAACAATTAAAGTTCACTGCAGACCCTGTATCTGGTGGTAGCGTAGATATTATTCCTACATCTGGTAATACGCTTCAAATTGACGGCGCTTTTACGGGTGTCTCAACGGTAATAAATAATCGTACCTACTACCTGGGTCAGGACTTCATTAAAGGAGTCTCTAATCCAGAGTCTGACAAGTACTCTGGTGACATCATTTATGTTGACAACAGACCTTCAGTTACTAGATCAGCTTCACAGAAAGAAGACGTTAAAGTTATCTTGCAATTCTAAGAGATATGCCACAGGAAACTAATCTCAATGTCGCTCCGTATTTTGACGACTTTGATCCGCAATCGAATTACTATAAGGTTTTATTTAAACCTGGTTTCCCAGTTCAAGCAAGAGAACTGACTGGCCTGCAGTCTATTCTGCAAAATCAAGTTGAACAAATGGGCAACCATTTCTTCAAAGAAGGTGCAAAGGTTATTCCTGGTGATACAACGTATATTAGAGATTATTATGGTATTCAAATTGAACCAGAATTCTTAGGTATTCCTGTTGGTATCTACCTTGATCAAATTGTAGGTACTGTTATTACTGGTGCCACTTCTGGTGTCACTGCAAAAGTCGTAAAATATATTACTAATGAAGAGTCGGAGAGGGGTGTATATACTCTTTATCTGAGTTACGAAAACTCTCCAACTTCTGATGAAGAAGTGAGTACTTTCTTGAGTGGAGAAATTTTATTAACAAGTAAAAATATTACATATGCATCAACCTTCATTTCAGCAAGTGAGGGTTTTGCAACTACTATTCCACAAAATGCACCGATTATTGGTTCATCATTTAATATTTCTGAAGGTGTCTATTTCTTAAGGGGTTACTTTGTTAACGTTAATGCTGAGACTCTTATTCTCGATCAATACAGTAATACACCTTCGTATAGAGTTGGTTTAAATGTTGTTGAAGAGATTATATCATCAGATATTGATGAATCACTTGCAGATAACGCTCAAGGTTTTAATAATTACACTGCTCCTGGTGCAGATAGATTAAAAATTGGTACAAGTCTTGCCAAGAAATCGTTAGACAATTTTGAAGATGCAAATTTCGTTCAATTGTCCGAAATCAAGGACGGTATTCTTAGAGTAATAAACAAGAATACTGATTACAACTTTATTGGTGATGAGTTTGCGAGAAGAACTTTTGATGAGTCAGGAGACTATTACGTTAGAGCATTCAGAACTTCGGTTAAAAATAGTCTTAATGATAATGAAGGAAATAGAGGTCTATTTCAAGAAGATCAATCCACCGATGATGGTACAATCCCAACCGAAGATCTTGGTATCTACAAAGTAAGTTCTGGTAAAGCATATATTAAAGGATATGAGGTTGAGACACTTGCTCCTGTTCTAGTAGATTTCCCAAAACCAAGATCAGTAAAGTCTGCTGAAAATCAAGCAATAAACTTTGGTTTTGGTCCTACTCTCACAGTAAATAGAGTTTATGGTTCTGCGAGTATCGGTATCAACACAGACGGAACATTAAGTTTAAGAAGCGAAAGGGTAGGTTCCGATCAACTGGCTGCTGCTGGAAAAGAAATCGGTATTGCAAGAGTATATGATTTTGCCCTTGAGTCTGGTTCTTACGACTCAACTATTCCCAATATCAACCAATGGGACCTATCATTGTTTGATATTCAAACATATTCTGATATTTCATTAAACGAGGCTGTCACTCTTACGACATCGACCCACATTAAGGGTGAGTCAAGTGGTGCAACAGGATTCCTCAAGTACAATGTTTCTGCAGGGACAGCATTAACTGCATACAATGTCAATGGTAATTTCCATAAAGGTGAGAGACTCATCTTTAATGGTGTCTTGGATGATGCTCGATTCGTAACCAGTGACATCAATTATTCACTTGCAGACGTGAAGTCCGTTCACGGTATTGTAGGTGCTGCAAATACATTTAGTGGAGATCTTGTTCAAAAATCCATTAGGGATTTTGGTTCTGCAAATGTTGCCGCAGCAAGTGGTTCTCAGTCAAAGGTTTCTATCCCTGCTGATGCTGGATTCACTTTTGTTGGTATTGTTACCGTAGGTAATATAGTTAGCTATTCTAGAAATTCACTGGATATTCAAAGTTTTGGTAGAGTTGTTGGTGTTGCAGCAACAAATTTTGATATCGAAGCTGTTGAAACTGTAAATGGTGTATGTAATGGTGCACTTCCAACGTCATCCGAGACAGTTCAAAACTTAAAATTAGTCTCAACTAAAGCTTCTGGTGGTTCGGGATCTGGTAACCTTGCAAATAACGAGGCCTTATTCAGTATATTCCCCAAACAGAATATCGAATCAGTAAGTCTTGTAGGCTCTGATATTACAATCAGAAGACAATACACTACCAATATTTCAAATAATTCTACTGCCTCGATCACTGCGGGAGCTAATGAAGTATTCTTACCATTTGATGAAGAAAGATATACTCTTATAAGATCAGACGGTGCAACTGAAGTTTTAACAGAGGATAAGTTCTCTCTGACAAATGGATCAACAACTTTGACCATCAATGGTCTGGGTTCGAATGATTCGGGGTCACGATTGATTACTACTCTTAGAAAGAGTGATCTTAAATCAAAAGTTAAGACAAGAAGTATTTCAAAGGATCTTGTCATTAACAAGTCAAGAGAAGCTGCTTCTGGTATTGGTTCTACAACCTTAGATGATGGTCTTGAATATGGAAACTATCCATATGGTACAAGAGTTCAGGATGAAGTAATTTCACTGAACGTACCAGATGTATATAAGATCTACGGTATTTTTGAATCTGAAGATTCCAATAATCCAGTTTGTCCTAGTATGACATTGGGACAACTTGATGGTGAATCTTCGAATACTAATGATCTAATTGTAGGTGAAACTTTACTTGGTCAGACAAGTGGCGCAAAAGCAATACTCTTGTCAAAACTGGATGATACCCAGATTGCTTTCACATACTTGAATGGTTCAACATTTGCTAATAATGAAATTATTAAGTTTGAAACTTCTAATGTAAATGGTGTTTCATCTGGCGTGCAAGTTGGTTCGAAAGAAATCACAAATGACTTTAAATTTGATAATGGTCAAAGACAAGCAATTTATGATTACTCTCGTATAGTAAGAAGAACTGATGTACCAACACCTTCAAGAAGGATAAGAGTTTATTTTGCGTCTGCGGGATATCAAAATTCTGATGACGGTGATATTACCACAATTAGTTCTTATGAAGGATTTAATTATGCCAAGGACATTGGTGTAGTTGGAGATTCTAGAGTCTCCGATATTATTGATGCAAGACCAAGAGTTACTGAATATTCAATCGCAGAAGGAGCAAACTCTCCATTCGAATTTAGTGGAAGATCTTTTGCGGATGGCCAAAATGGAAGAACACATAGTTCATCACATATCATAGCATCTGACGAATCTTTAACTCTTGATTATACTTACTACTTAGGAAGAATTGATAGATTATACATCGACACACACGGAAAGTTAGGTTACATTACAGGTACAGCAGCAGACAATCCAAAGGCACCTGATTCATTGAGCAATTCCATGAGCATTGCTACGGTATATCTACCACCTTTTCTTTATAATGTTTCTGACGCCAAAGTAACATTTATTGATCATAAGAGATATCAGATGTCTGATATCGCCAAACTTGATCAAAGAATTTCTAATCTTGAGTATTATACATCTTTGAGTTTAATTGAAACTCAAACTTTGAATATGTTTGTTAGTGATGCTAATGGACTTAATAGATTTAAGTCTGGAATCTTTGTTGATAACTTCTCAACCCTAACACCTCAAGATACATCAGTTGGTATTAGAAATAGTGTTGCTAGAAAAAAAGGTATTTTGAGACCATCTCATTATACCACGGCACTCAATCTTCAGCTCGGTACTAATGCAATCAGTGGTGTCGGAACAACATCCAACACTAATCAAGACATTGAATTTGCGGATCCTGTAGGTGTTAATGTAAGAAGAACTGGTCAAGTTGTGACTCTTGATTATGAAGATGTTGAGTGGTTGCATCAACCATATGCCACGAGAGTGGAAAATGTTACACCATACTTGGTGCAATTCTATCAAGGAAATATTGAATTAACTCCAAATGCTGACGTATGGATTGACACTACTTTGTTGGAAGTTAATTCTGTTCAAATGGAAGGTTCCTTCCAAGGAATTGCTGAAGCACTTGGTGCAGAAATCACCACAAATGCAGATGGTCAGAGTGTAGGTGTTACTCCAATCATTTGGAACTCCTGGGAAACGACTGGTGTCAACTTGGATATATCCTTGTCAAATGATGTCAATCAAAATACCACAACTTCTTCAAACACAGTATCTGGTAGCGGTAGTGGTAGTAGTGGAGGTGCATCTGCAAGTGTAGATGTTTCTCTTACTCAACAAACGACAACAACTACTACAACAAATAATATCTCTGCAACAACATCAATTGGACTTGACCAACAAAGAAGTGGTCAACAGTTCACTGTTAATGAGAGTATTGATACTGAGTCACTGGGTACTAATGTAATCAATACTGAGATCATCAACTTTATGAGGTCTCGTAATATTGCTTTTGATGGTAAAGCATTCAAACCATTTACTAGATTATATTCATTCTTTGATAGTGTTGATGTCAATAGATTCTGCACTCCAAAACTTATTGAAATTGAAATGATGCACGGTACATTTACCGTAGGAGAAAGTGTAGCAGGTACCATGCTTAACGGTGGTGCAGTTCCTCTCAATGCTGCTACAGTTCCAGCAATAACATTTAGAGTTGCTAATTCAAATCATAAGTTTGGTCCTTTTAACAATCCTACCGATACTTACACATCAAACCCATATAATCGTGATGTTACTATTCCTGCAAATTATTCAGAATCATCTTCAACAATCAATATAGATCTTTTTAGTCTGCAGTCTCAGGAAACTCCACAATTTAATGGATTTATTGAAACTGATATGATCTTGACAGGTCAATCAAGTGGTGCTCAAGCAAGAGTAGTTAATAGGAGATTACTGACCGACAATGTTGGTACTATACTTGGCACGTATTGTGTTCCACCTACTGGTAACCCAGCGAATCCAACATTTGAAACTGGTACAAACACACTAAGACTTACAAGTGACTCTATAAACACATCAATTGAAGGAATCGTCACTACTGCTGGTGAAGCACTCTTCTATTCACAAGGAACACTTCAAACAACTCAAGAGACTACTTTGTCCTTGAGAAATGCAAGTGTCAACACACAAGACTTTACTCAGACACGAATCATTGGTGATAGCGCAACCTCAAATACAATTCAAGTTATTTCAACAGATACAAATACCACAGTTACAGGTGTTGACGCTGATGTAAGTATTGACGTTCCACAGCCACGTGGCGGCGGTGGCGGTGGCGGTCGTGAACGCCGTGAAAGAAGAGAAAGAAGAGAGAGAAGAGAAGGTGAAAGAGAAGCGATTCGTATACCTGAGGTCCGAAACCCACCTTTTCAGCCTGACCCACTTGCTCAGACATTTGTTGTTGACGATGAATCGGGTATCTACATTACGAAGGTTGATTTCTTCTTTAGAACCAAGGGAGAAAATGCTCCAGTTACATTTGAACTGAGAGAAACAAATCTTGGTACACCAAGTTCCAAAATTCTTCCTTTCTCACAGTTAAATCTTGATCCAGATCAGGTAAACCTCAGTGATGATGGTACAGTCCCAACAACTTTCACCTTACCAGCACCAGTATATCTTGAGGGAGGGAAAGAATATGCAATGGTATTGAAGTCTCACTCTACAGACTACACTGTTTACATCAGTAGACTTGGAGAAGCAGACATCACATCACTGGGTGGTAATGAGTCTGATCAGGTTATTGTTACAGAACAGCCTTTACTTGGTTCATTGTTCAAATCACAAAATGCTTCTGTTTGGACACCAAGTCAATATGAAGATCTTAAGTTCAGAATGTATAGAGCAGATTTTGCTGCAACTGGTACTGTTAACTTCTTCAACCCAGTATTACCAGAATCTCTTGGTGTAATTGATCCTAATGGTCTTACACTTGAACCAAGACAAATCAGAGTTGGACTTGGTACAACTGTCAATGATGCTAGTGTACCTGAAAGACTAACACTTGGTAATACCGTCAAACAGTTAAGTATTGGAGCAAAAGGTACTCTTGTCGCTTTAGCTGGTTCTGCAACAGGTGATCTTTCACTGACAAATGTTGGTGCTGGTTACACCCCTTCATCAGGTCCTGGATTTACTTACACTGGTGTTGCACTTACGGCAATCACGGGTAAGGGAATCAACGCTACTGCAGATATTACAATTAATAGTGGTGTTGCAGTTGGTGCAACAATTAGAGCTGGTGGTACTGGTTATGTAGTTGGTGATGTATTGACTCCAGTCAGTGTTGGTTCTCTTGATCTTGGGTCTAATATTCAACTTTCAGTACAAGAAATTCTTGGAAACAATACTCTTGTTCTCGAAAATGTTCAGGGTAACTTCTCCACCAGTTCTGCATATCCATTGTATTATGAAAACAATGTTGGTTTCACTACAGAACTCAACGGTGTAGGTGGTAATGTCGTTCCTACATCACCTATTAATGTAACTCATCAAGGTGATTACATTAGAGTATTCAAGAGAAATCATGGTTTATACTCTAATGTCAACAGAGCCACTATCTCGGATGTAAGAAGTGATGTTATTCCAAATACCATTGCACAAGAATATACATTTGATACCACATCATTCATTACTCTTGAAACTGTAGCAACAGAATTCAGTACATTTGAAAATCTTGGAGTTGGTGGTACTAATCCTGGATATGTTAGAATTGGTGATGAAATCATTGGTTACACTGGAGTTAATGGAAGAACACTTACAGGTGTTACAAGAGGTGTTGATAACACTACGATCGCAACCCATGCTTCTGGAGAATTAATTTATAAGTACGAATTGAATGGTGTATCACTCAGAAGAATCAATAGAGAACATCAACTGATTCAGGTAAATTCATCTGATCTTGAGGAACCACCAATTGGACTTGATTACTTCTATGTCAAACTCCAAATGAATGCAAATGGAACCAACAGAGCACCTTCAAACTCTGAAGGATTCCCTCCACTCTACTTTAATGAGAGAAAAGTTGCTGGTGGTCCTGATGCAAAGACTACTTATAACTTACCATTCCACTTAATTACTCCGAGAGTTACAAATATAACACCTCTTGGTACTGCTTTGATTCCTCAGGCAAGAACAGTCACCGCATCAAGTGTTTCTGGTAACCAGGAAAATATGCTTGATCAAGGATATCAGAGGGTTAATCTGGCGACTGAGAATTACTTTGATTCTCTCAGAATGGTTGCATCTGCAAGAAATGAGGAACTCTTATTAGATTCCGATCTCTTCCCTGGTGACAGATCATTCTCTATGTTGTTCAATCTTGTGTCTTTAGATTCCAGATTGAGTCCAGCAATTGATCTTGATAGTGCATCTGTTTTATTCACATCGAATAGAGTCAATCAACCAATCACCAATTATGCTGATGACTTCAGAGTATCTACGACAACAGATGATCCAAACAGATTCTTCTATGTTTCTAAGAACGTCGTTTTAGAAAATCCTGCAACATCTATTGAAGTATTGTTGGATGGTTATTGTACGACTAGAAATGATATCAGAGTTTTCTATTCTGTTGATCAAGACTCACCAGCTTCTGAAACTGTCTTCATACCATTCCCTGGATATGCAAACATTGGTCCAAGTGGTGCAATTCTTGAACGCGGTAATAGTAATGGAACCTCTGACACCCTTGTTCCTAAGAGAGACTCATACGAAGTCAATCCTTCGGTGAATCTTTTCAAGGAGTATCAATATACTGTTGAAGACTTAGTTCCCTTTAAGTCCTTCAGAATCAAAATTATTGGAACTTCTACTGATCAAGCAGTTGCACCAATGATTAGAAACTTAAGAGCAATAGCATTAGCATAATGTCAAAATTTATTCCAGTTGAAGGCAAGGACGGGTATTATAGAGATGCCCGTTCTGGTGCCATTGTCAATAAAAACAATAATGACTTTGAATCATATGTGAAACGTCGTGAGGCTTTACATGAACAACAACAAAGTTTTGATGATTTACAAGGTGAAGTTGAAAACTTGAAAACTGATGTGAATGATATCAAGAATATGCTCCATACTATCACGGATTTATTAAATAAATAGACATATAGATAGGTCTAATTATAGATGGCACAGCCAAGTACTAGACAAGAACTTATTGATTATTGTTTGAGACAGTTGGGTGCTCCTGTATTGGAGATCAACGTTGCAGATGAGCAAATCGAAGATCTTGTAGATGATGCCATCCAGTATTTCCAAGAGAGACACTTTGATGGTGTAGGACAAACATATCTCAAGTATCAAATCACTCAGGCTGATGTTGATAGAGGAAAGGCAAGACCACCTGGTGCCGCTGCTTTAAGTTCTGGTAGACCATCGGTTGGTATTGCTTCAACTGCAGCAAGTACTAATATTGTAGGAACTGCAACGACGTTCACATATTACGAAAATAGTAATTATCTTCAGATTCCACCTAACGTTATCGGGATCAATAAAGTATTTCAATACGATGATGCTCAATCAATTAGCTCATCGAACATGTTCAGTTTCAAGTATCAACTGTTCCTGAACGATATCTACTATTGGGGTAACACAGATTTGTTGAGTTACTCAATGG